TATCAGCAATATCAATTAACATCTGCTCAAGCGAAGTTTCGTTTAAGTCAGCTGCAGTCGATAGCTCATTCTTTTGATCTCCACTTAGCGTTGGGTGGTCAGTAGCAAAAAGCTCTTTACCATCTCCACCGGCAAAGCTAGCATTGAAACCATTGTTCAATATAGCAGCTGCCTTGATTTGCTTCGTGTTAGCCATAGAACGTGCTAACGCTTTTGTATATCTAGTGCTGATTTTGTCATAGAGGTTATCCTCTACAGCTTCTTCAGTTAGTGAGAAAGCTAAAGCAACAGTCTCGTGAGTGTACCTTGCAGTGAAAGTTTCTTGAGCGTCTTCGTATGTTATACCTTGACCCTCAGGCTTTACAGTTGCATTGGCAAACCCACCAAGCATTACTTCTTCTTCAAAAGCACGATCAGAATTTTCTGTATCGAAAATTTCTGTGTGCTGGTTTTCGTATCGGTCATATTCTAACCCGAACAGTGCATTTAACCCTGGTTCGAGTTCCTTGACCAATTGCATTCTTGAAATTACCATTGTTCAATCTCTCCTATAGGTTAAACTCCCAGCTTATCAGCATAGTATTGATGTTCGTTAATACGTACAATCCAGTTCGCATTAGTTGAAGCAATATCGCTGTTATCTGGGTCTTCACAAATTCTGACAATTCTTAACTGACCTGTCGTTCCTGCGTTTTCAACAGTAGCGTCCAATTCAGTTTTAGATTGGCCATTGATAGTGTTTCCTGCTGCATAAACAATGTTAGAGTTTCTTCCAACTTTGTCAGCTGCGATAACACCATCAGCTTGAATTTCGAATAGCATGTTTGGATCATCATAGACAAATGCATCAATATCACCTTGAGTAGGCGTAATGCCACCAGGGTAATGATTTGAAAATGTTGGCTTTTGAGTAGTAGGATCGTTGTAAAAACAACCGTTAAATACACCAATAGCAGCTACAGCATCACTGTCTCCGCTTTTAGTAATTTTACCAGATGATTCTAGTTTTACTAAATCACCTTTAAAAATAACGTCAGATTCACCACTAGCAATTTGATACTGAGAAGTACCCATGTTAATAGCTTCACTACCGATTTTACCTACAGGTCTTAAACCAAATGGCGCGTTTGAATTAGCCATGATTATCTCCTTACAATAAAATTGTTATAACACACTCACCCCGAGTGTGTTAATTTTGTGTAACTATGTGTAAAAAAACTTTGTTAGTTTTTGTTGCCACCAAATGTTACGCGAGAACTTCTCTCTTTCGAGATTGGCATGCTAGGATGTTGATCTTTAAGAGGATCGTTTGCAACTGCGTCATCTTTATCTTGCGTAATTTTTGCAAAATATTCTTTTCGCTGTTCAACAATCTCATTAGGGATTCTTGCTAGCATTAAACCTCCAACAGCTATAACACCTGAATATCTACCTGTATCAATTGTAGGCCATTCCAAATCTGGATATTCATCTGCTCTCACAAATTCCCATCCTTCTCTAAGTCTAGCGGATACATTTTTTTGATCCATTTGACCTATGGTTTCAGCCCTAATCCAGCGGTGTTTAAAACCTTCTGGTGCAGGTGGTGCATCTAGTTGTGACGGTGGAGTCCATACTTTAGGACGTTCTCTTTTAGCCCTAGTTTCTGACTCGCGTGATGGTAGTTTATTTTTTGTATTTGTATTCATATGCCTACTCCTTCACGTATTTCGCATATTCGCTTAGTGGCACACCTAACTTTTTTGCTATGGCAACCTGTGATGGTGTGAGTCTCACTGTGCCTTTACGCGCCTTCACAGGGCTACCTCTATTAGCAGAGGCAACAGATTGTGTTGGCGAAACTGTTTTTGTTTCTTCAAACTTATGAGGAAAATTTTCCCTCATCCTTTTGTCTATTTCATTATAGTACATATCGGATTGCGGGTCAAATCCTTCTTCCATCAGTTTACGATGAATTGAGAAAGAAGTCAAGGTCATAGGTTCATCTTGACCAAACCACTCATTCTTCTGAGCCCATTCTTCAGCTTTTGGATCTGGAGCTGGAGGAGGCATTTGTGGAGCAGCATATTGTTGCTGTGGTTGAGCAACAGCTTGTTCTCCTTCCATTTCCTGTTGTTTTTTAATTCTTTCTTTTTTACTAAGAGTTTCTTTAACTCTTTCAGATTCAACAGAAAGTCTAGCTAAATCTTGATTTGCAGCTACCTGTTCATCAACATTACCTGTTTCAACAGCTGCCTTTAATCTTCTTTTAGCTTCTTCAGTTTCTGTTTTAACTCTATTTTCATACTGTTGCACATAACCATCATCTAAAGATTGTGCTTTTGTACGTAAATCTTGATTTTCTGTTTTTATACCTTGAGCATATTGAATAGCTGCTTGTTCTCTTCTTTCTGCCTCACGTAATTTTTTTGTTAATTTATCAATTCTAGATTGAACTTTTTTACCATAATCATCCATTTCTTCAGTAGATGCTGTTTCAGTTTTAGGTTCTTCTACCTTTACTTCTGTTTCAACAGCTTCTCCTTCTAAATCAGGATTTATGGTTTTTTTAGTATTAGTGGGAAGTTCCACATCAATAGCTGGTCCATCTGATGGTAAATCTACCATCTTAGCTTCAGCTTCTGACTGTGGTTCTACCTTAGTTTGCGCTTCTGCAGGCATACCTTACTCCTGTTATTTGTATTGCAAAATATCTTCTGGGTCTTTTACCACAGCGATTATTTCGTCTTCGTTTAATATTCTCACTTCTCCACCTTCTATTCCAAATCTAGATCCGGCATAACGACCAAATATAATCCAATCATTTACTTTACACCAAGGTCCGTTTGGAAACCTTTCTTTGTCTGTATAACAATCTGGTCCTAATTTAAGAACCAAACCTGTGACTGTTGTATAGCCACGTTCTTCCATTGTTTGATCTGCTAATATTACACCACCTTTTGTTTTACCTTGTCCTTTGTATGGTAAAACCAACATACGCCATCCTGTTGGATCAGGTAAACGTTCTATAACTTTTTCTGATGGTAAATGCTCTATATCTTTTGTAGCATCTTCTTGTATTTTTTTAAGAAATCTGTTTTCTTTTTCTTCAGCTTTTTTATTGTTTTCATCTGCCTCAACAGACAAATCTTCTTCTTCCAACGCAAATCTACGTTTTGGTAATTCTTTCTCCGTCATAATTTTCCTCTTCTTTCTGCAGGTCTTGAATCTCCTGTTCCATTATTGCATAGGCTTTATATTCACCTACGGTTTTGTTATAGTCATCCCAGCCAGGTAATCCGACTGCTATGATTTCTTTTAACTCTTCTTTGCGCGTTCTAATCTTTTTTAAGATTAGATATATCGCGGTTTCGTCTCGCATTGCAGTGTTCTATACACTAACAATTCCATTTACGCAATGATTTATTTATTCTAGAGTTAGGATCTCTAGCTGTCTTTGCACTTGTTCTTCTCTTCTTCATCCCTTCCATTCTAGCACAAAACGATTTACGGCGTTTTGCAGCCTTAGAACCTTTTTTTAATTTAGATGGTTTGGTAGTAACTGCTGTCTTAAGTTTGGAACCAGGATTAGCTGCACGATAAGATGCAACACCTTTTTTATTTAAACCACCAGATTTACTTTTTCCTTCTTTTCTTTGCCATGCTGGTGTTTTAGCCATTTTTCTTTTTAATAATTGATTTCAAAGATTTTGCTTGACCAGCGTGTAATTTAGATGCTTTTTTTAAACCTTTAATTACTTTCTTTATTTTTTTTACGCCTTTCTTTTTCACTTCTTTTTACTCCTTTTTGTAAAAGTGGAAACATTTGTAGGTTTACCACCTGGATTACCAGCAGCTCTTTTTCTTGACACTGCAGATCTTTTTTGACCTTTGCTCATTGCTCTTGCTTTTGCTAGTGGCACACATTTAGGATAACCTTTTCTTTTTTCACCTTTTTTTCTACCACAAGGTTTATAGCCACCTTTGCCGTCTGGTGCACCTATGTCCACCCATTTTTCAGCAACCCAAGCTCTTAAACCTTTCTTGGCCATTATCCAGTGTAAAGTTTAGTTTTTTTCCTTTTGCCTTCTTCTATAGCACCGCAAGCAGCTGACACTATTTTTTTAGGATCTCCACCTTTTCCAAGCATTACTCTTCTTTGAGAAGATATTGCTTTTCTTGCTTGAGAAACACCATTAGATGTCATTGGTCCTCCTCCAGCTTTTTTCTTTTTCTTGCCACCAGGAGTAACCTTACCAGAACACACAGCACTAGCGTACATGTTAGCGTATGCACTTGGATACACTTTAAATTTACGTTTTGCTGCAGCCTTACCTTTAGGACATAATTTACCCATTATGTTGTTTTACCTCTTTTTGTATTTGCTATTGGTTTACCAGCTGGTCCTTTTTTATACAATTTTTTTGTCATCGGTTTTTGCATTTTGCCTCTTTTTTGCATTGCTTTTTCAATTGCTGTTTGTCTTTTTTTCTCGTAACCAGACATTTTACCATCTTTGTTTAAATCACCCAATTGTGAACCTGCAGGTCCACCAAGTTTTTTCTTAATTCTATTACTACCCGTAGGACCAGTGTCTTTTCCCTTTTTTGTACCAGGTTTTAATGATTCTTTAAGTGTTCTTTTCTTTGTAGAACCATTTGTGTGTGGACTTGGTCCTGATTTACTTTTCTTTCGATTATCAAATGCAAATCTCATAGCAGCTGACGCTTTACTTCTTGGATCTTGATGTGGACTTAATTTCTTTTTTGCGTCTCTCACATCTTTTACAATAGTTCTAACTTGTTTAATTGCTTTCATGTGTCTCCTATTTTTTTCTAAACAATGACATCGCTGCAGGACCAGCTTTAACCCCAAAACTAACTGAGCATGCCAAATATAATAAATGTTTATAATAATCTGGTAAAGAATGCAAGGCTTCAAAGCCTGCCTTTATGTGTGGTGTCCAACTAGGCACGAAGACTGCTACGGCTGGCGTAAGTAGGCAAATTAAAATCAGTTCGTCTTTCCACGATCCTTTCATTTGATCCACAGCTGCAGCTTCCCATTTAATTTTACCTGCTGCTATATCTTCTTGTTTTTTCTTTTCTGCTTTTATCTTTGCAATTTTGACTTCGCCATTTAATTTTTTTGTTTCTACGAAGCCTTTGATTCCATCAACGGCAACACCTAATAGAGGTTTAGCTAATAACTGCCACATTATGCCTCCATCATTATAGGTTGTGATTCCATTTTATCTTGCATCTCTAACATTTCTTGTTGTCTTTTTTGAAAAATACCTCTCTGTATCATCTCTTCCATAAGCGTTCTTTCAGAAGGTGGTAAACTGTCTAAATATTTCATTGCACGATCAAATAAAGGTGCTGGTATCATTTCTCCAAAGAAACCTATATTAGGTGGATCTACGTGCATTGGTGCGTTTCTAAATGCCTCTAATTGATCCATAGGATTGTCTCTAGTTGCACCAAAAGATTTTGGCATTGGAGGAGGAGACATGGGTTTTTGTATTGCTCCCATTTCTCCCAATTGTCTATCACCCATTTCTTTTTTTTGTTCTCTATCTGGTG